GCTAATCCAATTCCTATATCATATCCCAACGCACTTTTTTGTTTTAATTCATAATCACCATTTATGGGGTCATATCTAATTCCAAGAGGACCAGGACCAAAAAGACCCAAATCTGGTTGATAGTAATTATCTTTTAATACTTCATATGCCATCTATGGTGCGTCCCAAACTTTGGTTTTGAATACTGGTTGACCTCTTTTATCAACAAACTTCTCTGTTGGAAGCAACGAAACTTCTCTCCATTCTGCTTCAGGCACTTTAAAGAATTCAGTCATTACCCCAGAGAAGAGGTATTTGTGTAAAGTTTTCTTGGGTGCATTTACAATTCCTTCTTTATTTAGAAAGGATTGTGCGACACCTCCACGATATTGTGGATTGAGATAATGAAGATTTGCTCCAAGAAACCAACCTTCTGCATAACTAATATCTAAAACATAAGACAAAGGGTGTTGGTCCCAGTATTCATATCTCTGTGGATACTTTGCAGAATATAAAAAGAATACCAAATCTCCTGGTTTTATAAATCCAGTATCTTCTTCATTAATATCTTTCTTTTGTAAATTTCTCAATTCATTCATTAGTGAATTAGTCCACCAATCAATACTACGATATTTGTTCCCTGCCTGTTTTTTAATTTCGTCTGCTATCATTTGACTGGAATTCCTAGTTCTTTTTCTGTAAATATCTTAAATTCATAATTTCTATCAGCACACCAATTTTTTGCTGCTTCCCATTTTGCTTGATTGATGGCCCACATTTTAACTGAATACGCCCAAGACTTTGTTCTTCTTTTTGGGTTTGTTTCAGGCATTTTTAAGTCTTTTTGTGGTTTGATTTCAACAACAAGAGTTCGATTATTTCCATCTTTATCTTTATACTTCACAAAAAAGTCTGGAAAGTATCGGTGAATTTTATTATCAATTGGTGAACGATATGGAATACAAAATTCTTCACTTTTCCAAGAGTTCACACTTTCAGTCAAATCACAATATTGCATAAACTTCAGTTCATATGAAGACCTATAAACAATATTTGATGGGTCACCACCATACTTTTGTGGATTGTGTGGTCTATATTTTCCCTGTCTATATTTACTATCTTCGTTACGAGGCATACATAGTATAAACACTTAAAAATATTTATAGATGGCTGCTCCAGGAAGAGGATATCCACAAATAGGACCATTTTACCTTAAGATGACGGAAGGTAGTCCTTCAAATGGGATGCCCTCGGCAAGAGATATTTTTAGTAATTTATCATTTACTAGTCAGTTTAAAGTATCATTACATTTAACGAATGTTGATGCTGGTGGAAGTGAATTAATGACTTGGTTGAGTAAATCAAATGTTATTACTGAAAATCAAACAAAAAATTATGTTTATGATTTTTATTGTGCGGAAGCAGTTATTCCTGGGGTTCAGTTTGATGTAACAGAGGAAATGGGAAGTCGTCAAGGAACAATTGAAAGATTTCCAACGAGAAGAATTTTCCCAGAATTTACAATGACTTTTTATGTTGATAATGAATATAATTTAATTCGTCTTTTTGAAGAATGGATGAATTATATTAATCCATTATATGCTGGAACTGGTATATTACCACCAAGTCCAAGAGGACAAGGAGATGGTGCTGGAAAAGAAAAAACAGATTTCTTTCGATTTAGATATCCAGATGAATATAAGAGAATTATATCAATCACAAAGTTTGAAAGAAATTTTGATACTAAAGACCCTAAAAATATAAAATTCCCACCACATTTAACTTATAGAATGATTGAAGCATTCCCAACAAATATTACTGCAATGCCTTTGACTTATGAGGGAAGTCAAATTGTAAAAACAACAGTCACGTTCCAGTATACAAGATACGTAATGGAAAAAAATTACGGTACATTAGAGAAAGGATTATATAATCCATAGACCAATAAATAATTTTTAATGATAGTATAAATTATGCCTTTACCTAAAATTTCTACACCAACGTATGAATTGGTTTTACCATCAACTGGAAAAACAATTAAATACAGACCATTTCTAGTCAAAGAAGAGAAGATATTAATTCTTGCTCTTGAAAGTCAAAGCACAAAAGAAATTACAAATGCAATCAAGCAAGTATTAAAAGATTGTATTTTAACAAAAGGAATTAAAGTAGAAGAACTACCTACTTTTGATATTGAATATATTTTCTTAAATGTTCGTGGTAAGTCAGTTGGTGAAAGTTTAGACTTGATTATAACTTGTGGTGATGATGGAGAAACACAAGTTCCAGTCACAGTGTTTATCGACCAAATTGAAGTTCAAAAGGACCCAGAACATAGCACAGACATTCACCTTGATGCTGATTTAGTTTTGAGAATGAAGTATCCTTCATTGGACCAATTCATTAAAACTAATTTTGATTTTAGTGCAGAACAAAGTTCATCGAGTATTGAAAGGTCTTTTGATGTAATTGCTTCTTGTATTGATGTTATTTTTAATGCAGAAGAAAGTTGGTCTGCTGCAGATTGTACTAAAAAAGAATTGAATGATTGGATTGAAACCTTAAACTCAAATCAATTTAAGGAAATCGAGAAGTTCTTTGATACGATGCCTAGACTTTCTCATACTGTGAAAGTCACAAATCCAAAAACTAAAGTCGAAAGTGATGTGACGTTGGAGGGTTTAACATCTTTTTTCGGTTGAGTATGGCTCATATGGAACTAGAGTCATATTTTAGAATTAATTTTGCCTTGATGCAGTTCCATAAATATTCATTGACTGAAATTGAAAATATGATTCCTTGGGAAAGGGACATTTATTTGGCACTTTTACAGCAACACATTGAAGAAGAAAAATTAAAACAGCAGCAACAAAATGGTTAGTTCTGTTCTTAATCCAGAAAAAGTAGTAGGAAAACAGAATACAAACAGAGCAGCAGCACAGAATTTTATTTCGGGTGGTTCTATACTTGGTGCTTCTGTTGTGAATGGTGCTGCAAATAAAATTGTAGGTTTTCAAAGAGCAGGAGTTCAACCAGCAGCTCCAGTAGTTAATAATATTGTAAGCACAATATCTACAAATATTAATAATAATGTAACGACTACAATTAATAAAACACTTCAAGGATTTTCTGCTGATTATCAAAGAAGATTAAAACAAGTAGATGATGCAAAACCAATTGGAATTCTTGGTAAGTTTTTAAATGTTTATAAGACTGCGTTAGGTTTTATAAACTTCTTTGGAAATAAAAGAAATATTGATAAGGTAAGAGATAATTTAGAAGCACTTAAAAAATCATTTACTGAAAGTTTTGAGGTTGCAAAATTAATTCGTCAAGTTATAATCAAAATTGTAAAACAATTATCAAATCTTCCTGTTGCTTCACCTTCTGGTGGTGGAGGATTAAATCTTGATGTTGATATTCCTGGTGGTGGATTGAAGAAATCTGCACCAAGAGGACTTGGAAGAATGATGAAAGGCAAAGGAAAAATGCTTGCTCTTGGTGCTGGTGCATTAGGACTTGGTGCTTTGGGTGCTGGTGCGGTGAATGCTCTTTCTGATAGTCCACAAGCACAAGCAGCAGGAACATCACCAGAAATTCCTGGTGATACTGTTGATAGGTTTTCTTCAATTGTTGATAAGTTTGCAAATGCGATTAGCAACTTATTTAAATCAGGAAAACCAAAACAACAGCAGCCTCCTGGTTCTGCTAAAGGTACAACAAAACCACCAGCACCACCAAAACCTCCTAAAACAGAAGTTCCAACTGCTGGAAAAATAACAGGTTCCCAAGCAGAAAAAGAAACAAAAATGTTTTCCTATTTGAAAGAACAAGTTGGAGAGAATGCTGCAACAGGAATACTTGCAAATGCTATGAGAGAAAGTGGATATAGAACAAACGCACCAGAAGGTGGATTTCAGGGAATGTTTCAGTGGGATGCTACTAGGTGGAACAATCTTACTTCTTGGGCTAAATCCAAAGGATTGGACCCAATGGATAATGGAACACAAGTTCAATATGCTTTAATGGAAGCAAAGCAAGGTGGGACATTGGATAGAATTAAATCAGCAAAAAATCCACAAGAAGCAGCAAGTATTTGGTATAATGAATTTGAACGTGCAGCATATAGCAAACCAATCAAAGGAAATGCATATACACCAGATAACCCACACGAAAAATTAAATTTACAATACGCACAACAAATATTACAAAGACAAAAAGGAAACAATGCTAAATTTGTTCCTAGTTCCCCATCACCAGCACAAGTAGCAGCAGCACCAACATCAACACAAGCAAGACAACAAATCGCACAGCAAGTAGCACAACCACCAGCAGCACAACAAACTGTTGTAATGCCGATTGATTTGAGTGGTGGAGGACAACAACAATCAGGAGGTGGTGGAACGAGTGGTCCTCCTCCTTCACAAGGTAGTGGACCATCAGTTCCATTTTTACCAACATCAAATCCAGATAATTTATTGGTTCTTTATTCTAGAATGGTTTATAATATCGTTGACGGATAATGAAAAAAACACTTTCTT